GCTGAGGAGGTCCCGATCGTGACGCTCTGGCTGTTGATCTTCAGCCGTTCGACGCCGGCCAGAGAAACGCCGAACGTGCCCCCCGATCCGAGGCCGCCGATCCGCCATTCCTCGCTTGTGCCGTTGTTCGCCCGCACGCCGCCATAGGCCACGAGCGGCCCCGTCAGGTTGATATAGGTCGTGCCGCCTGCGTCCGACTGCAGTGTGAAATTGACGTCGCCGGTGTACTTGCGAATTTCCAGTTCCGAACCAGGGGCGCCGCCGGTGGCGCCGATGCCGAGGCGGCTGCCGGTCCAGATCAGGCTGGCGCTGCCGGCCAAGACCCCACCGCTGTTGAACTGGATCTGCCCGTTGGAACCGCCCGCCGCCCTGTCGGCGATCGCAGCCGCGGCCGTTGCGCTGTTCGCCGCGGCCGTCGCAGATCCGGCGGCCGCTGTTGCACTGCCGGCAGCCTCGCCGGCCCTAGTCGTGGCGATCGTTGCCTTGTCGGTCGCGGTGGTAGCAGCAGCTGCGGCCGCCGTGCGATCGGCGGCGGTCGAGACGGCGTCGGCTTGGGTTGCCACCCGATCGAGCGCGGTCTGGACGCGATCGGCCGCGACGGCGATCGCGGCTGCCTCGACGGCGTCGCGGTCCTCGCCGGTCTGCTGCCGATCGGCGGCGGCGGCCTCGGCGCTTTCCTGCGCGAGCGTAACGACGTCGTCGATCGACCGCTTCGCATAGGCGATCTGCTCGCCCTGGTCGTGGAGCCGGGCTTCGACCTCCTCGAAGCCCGAATTGATCTTCTGCGCGGCCGCCCGGGGCGTGTCGCCGGTGCCGTCGTTCGGTGCGCTGCCTGTGTTGATAGGGGTGAAAATCATGGCGTCCTCGATCAGGGGGCGGTTTCGAGCTTGAGGCGGGTGCGGAGGCCTGCGGATCCGCCGAGGCTGTGCTCGACCTCGGCGACGAGCCAGGACCGGCCGTCGATCGCCGGCTTCCATCCGGACAGGGCGGCCCGCTGCTCGAGGCGGATATCGGGGCGGCCGAGGTTGAGCGTGATGTCGAACTCGGCCGCGCCGCGCTGCAGGCGCTTCCACTCGGCCGAGGCGGCCTGCTCGGCCTCCGCCTCGCTCGCATAGGTCCGCTTCAAGCGCTTGGCGCCCTTGGTCTCGCCGGCGTGGACCGACTTCCGCTCGGCGCCGTCCTGGTCGTGCCAGCTGGCCTGGACGCCCTTGTACTGGTCGCGGTCGACCTCGCTGTAGCTATGGTCGGCGCAGTGCCGGCGGGTGAGGGTGACCGTGCCGAAGTCGGCGCCGGCGACGCTTGTACCGCGCCCGATCGCCGAGAAGATCAGCCGACTTTGCTTGACGGTGGCGACGGCGTCGAAGCGGCGGCCGAGCTCGCGGACGAGCGCCATGTCGCTCTTGCCCGCCTGTGAGAGCAAGGGGATGGCCTGCGAAGCGAGTTCGGGCGCGATGCCCAGCTGCAGGCCGTTGCGGCCGGCGATCGTCTCGAGGATCTTGCCGAGGGTGGTGTCGCGCCAGCTTTCCTCGCGGCGGATGCGAAAGTCGCCGGTCAGGTCGGCCGACCGCGCCCGGACGGTGACCTTGTCGGGCGGGCCGCTATGGCCGACCTCGTCGACCTTGAAGCTGCCCATGCGGACGAGGCCGAGGGTGACGTCGCGGCCGCGCGACCAGCCCAGCTCGACCGAGAGCAGCGCGCCCTTCTTCGGCAGATCGAGGCGGCCGTCTTCGTCCTGCAGCTCGAGGCGCAGCTCGTCGGCCTCGCCGTCGCGCCGTTGCGAGAGGGATAGCATGATCAGGCGGGGGCGGATGCGATCGGTTAGATCCGCACCGTCGAGGGTGACGCGCCAAGCCGGGACGTTGGTGTCGCGCGCCGAGGCGGCCGAGAGGAGATCCGCGCGCGCCATCAGTCGACCCGGCCGAGATCGATGGTAAAGTCGATCTTCCGCGCGATGCCATTGTCGATGAAGTGGCTCGAGCGGGTGTCGAGGCCCCGGATGACATAATGGCCGATGACGTTGCCCAGGCCGTCGACGAGCGCATATTCGTCGCCTTGCGCGCCCATTTCCTCGATCCGCGCGATCGACGAGGCCTTGCCTGCGATCTGCGGGACGAGCGTGCCCTGGATCGAGACCTCATCGGAATCGGGTCCGAGGAACTGGTTTTCGGGCAGGGCGCCGAGGCGCGGCGCGCCTTCGTGACGCCACGCGATGCGGCGGCGGATCTCTTCATAGGGCAGGGTGCCCATTTCGAAGACGAACATGCCAAGCGCCATCAGCATGATCAGTCGTCCCGATAGCTCGAGCGGGCCTCGGCGCGCTCGAGGCGGCGGATCTCTTCCAGGACGCGGCGCGCGAAGGCCTCGGGATCCTGCGCGGTCGACGGCATGGCGAGATGAAGATGATAGGTGTTGCCGCCGACGGCCGGCGCCGGGCGCGCCGGCTGCGCCGCGAGGTTGGGGATGGCGAGACGCGTGAAGGCCGGCGTAGCGGCGATCGGCGCGGCGGAGATCGCGCCGGCGGCCGCAACGGTGCGCGCGAGGCGGCGTACGCGGTCGACCGGTCGAGGTGCGCCGCGATCGACGCCGACCGCGAGGCCGTCGGCCATATAGCCGCCGAGGGCCGCAAAGACGCGGCTCGGCGATCGGATGCCCAGGACGTTCTTCAGCGCGGCGACGGCCCGGGTGCCGAGCTTCATGATGTGCCGCACCAGGTTCAACGGGTTGAGGCCGTTGATCAGGCCGGTCAGCATGTCGGTCCCGATCTTGCGGAAGTCGAGCGAGGCGAGCCAGGAGCGGGCCGCGCTGAAGAGCGCCTTGATCCGCTCCCAATTGGCATAGATCAGCGCGCCGACCGCGACGACCGCGAGCGCAAGCAGGGTGAAGGGCCAGCCTATGACCGACGCGATTCCGACGATGACGCTGGCGCCGACCCGCAGGATCGAGAAAACGCCGCCGATTGCGCGGGCGAAATAGGCCCATGTCGTGATCAGCGTGCCGCCGGCGATCGCGAGTGCGCCGCAGGCGACCAAGAGTACGGCAAGGGCGGCGGCGGTGGTGACGACTGCCGAGGCAAGACGCGGGTTGGCGGCCGACCAGGCGCTGAAGCGTTCGGCTGCATTCGAGAGCAGATCCTGCAGCGCGGCGAGCCGTGGTGACAGGATGCCGCCGACGGTTTGCGACAGGGCCTCCATGGAGGCGCTGAAGCGCGCCTGGCGCGCGGCATCGTCGCGCATGCGCTCGGCGAAGTCGCGCTCGACCGTGCCCGAGGCGGCAAGCGCTTCGCTGCGGATGTCGCGATAGAGCTTCATGTTGGCGATCAGCGGGCGCAGGGCCTGCTGGACCTGCATGTCGCCGAACAGGAAAGAGATGCGCGAGTGGTCGCCGCCGAGGGCGCGGTTGGTCAGCTCGGCGATCGCCTCGATCGGGGACTTGCCGGCGGCGGCGGCGCGCTTCAGCTCGGCCGGCAGATCGACGCCGAACTCCTTGAAATTCTTGATCGTGTCCTCGGTGTTGATCTTCGCGAGCAGGTTCTGAAGGTTGTTCGCCGCCGAGGCACTGTCGCCCGTGCCCTTGCGGACGATCTGCAGCGCGGCCGCGAGATCCGCGACGGCGCCGACGCCGCTCTGCCCGAGGGCCTGCGCCGAAGCGGTGAGCATCGGGAAATGGGTCGCCATATCCCGCATCTCGAAGGAACCGGCCTTGCCGGCGGCCGCCATGATGTCGAGCTGGCGGGTGACCTGCGCGACGGGGACCTTGAGATTGTCGATGCCGGCATAGGTCGCTGAGGTGAGATCGGCCATTTCCGCTTTGTAGGCAGTGGCGGTCATGCCGATCGGGCGGATCATTGCCATCGCCCGGGCCGGATCCAGGCCCTTGCCGAGCAGATCGTCAACGCCGGTGAGGAGGGCCATCGGCCCTTGTGCGATGTCGGGCCCGAGGCGCTTGAGCGTTTCCCCGAGCATCTTCGCCTTCTGGCGCGACAGCTCCGCCTTTTGTGCGACGTCGGTCAGGCCGCTCTCGAAGTCGCGATAAGGCGAGACGGTTGCGGCGAGCGGGGCGCCGATCGCTGCGCCGGCGGCGGTCATGCCATAGCCTGCGCCACGCACGGTCTCGCCAAGCGCGCGCGTCTTTTCAAAGCGCTCGCGGGCCGCTCGGGTCTTTGCCAGTTCGGCCTGCTGTTCGCGCAGCCGGCGGTTAGCGTCGTGGATATCGGCGCCGAGGCGGCGCTCGGCCGAGCCGAGGTCGGCGACATCGATTCCGGCGGCGCCGAGCTTCGTTGACAGCGCTTGCAGATCCTGCCCATGCTTGTCGACGGTGGCCCCGAGCTGCTCGACATTCCGGGTCGCGTCCGCGAGCGCCCTGGTCAGCTTCTTCGTCGGCGTCTCGGTCGCATCGACCTGGCGCTTCAGCTCCTCCATGCGGGCACGTGCCTCGGCGAGCGCGGCGCTGTCGCGGCCGAGCCGCCCCTCGAGCGCCTTCAGCTTCGCGATACGGGTCTGCGCGCGCTCGAGCGCTGCGATCTCGGCGCGGGTCTTGCCGATCGACTGCGATGTCGCGCCGGCAGTGCGGCCGATCGCGCGCATGGGCGCGGTCATGCGGTCGAGCGCACCGAATTTGACCAGAAGGGATAGGGTGCGATCGAGCGCCACCTATTGGCCTTTCGCTTGATGGCGCTCGAGCGCCTTTTCATGCCAGCGCATCAGTTCGGAGAGCGGCATCGGGTCGACCGTCGACGGTGCAAAGCCGGTGAAGATGACGAAGATATTCGCCATCACCTCTTCTACATCGTCGGCAAGGCGGCCTTCTGGCGCTTCGTCAGCAAAAAATCCGTCACGGCCTCGGCGATCGCCATCAGGTCGGCCGAGTCCAGTTCGGCGGCGATGGCTGTCGGGAGCGTGGGGATAGTGATGCGCGGGAGCAGCTTCAGCAGCTCGTCGACGTTCATCTGCCCCAACGATGCGAGGCTCAGCCCGCGCAGTTCCCCCGACTTGGGGCGACGGATCTGGATCGAGGTGATCTTCTGGTCGCCGATCGCCAGCTCCTCGTCGAGTTCGATCGTCTTGATGTTCGCGTCCTGGTTCATGG